CTCGCAGCGCTCGCTCGATCTCCTGCGTCCGACCATCCGCGAGGAGGGCTCGGAGCTGTGGTTCTCGTGGAACCCACGCCTGGCGACGGACCCCGTCGATAACCTCCTGCGTCACAACCCACCGGCCGGCGCGCTCGTTGTCCGCTCCTCGTATCGCGACAATCCCTTCTTCCCCGAGGTGCTCCGCAAGGAGATGGAGTGGGATCGCGGACGCGACCCCGAGAAGTACGCGCACGTGTGGCTCGGCGAGTACGAGCGGCACAGCGAGTCGCGCGTCTTCAAGAACTGGCGGGTCGAGGAGTTCGAGACGCAGAGCGACGCGATGTTCCTCTATGGTGGTGACTGGGGCTTCAGCGTCGACCCCTCGGTGCTCGTTAGGTGCTACGTCGTCGGCCGCAAGCTGTTCATCGACCACGAGGCGTACCGCGTCGGCGTCGAGATCGACCACCTCCCGATGCTGTTCGACCAAGTGCCTGGCTGTCGCGATTGGACGATCACCGCAGATAGCGCGCGGCCCGAGACGATCAGTTATCTGCAGCGGCACGGCTTCCCGAAGATGGTTGCTGCTGTCAAGGGCAAGGACAGCGTCAAAGAGGGCGTCATCTTCCTGCAGAACTTCGACATCGTCATTCACCCGCGCTGCGTGCACACCATCGACGAGTTCACGATGTACTCGTTCAAGGTTGACAAGATGACGGGGCTCGTCTCGCCGGTGCTCGAGGACAAGAAGAACCACGTCATCGACTCGGTGCGCTACGCCGTCGAGCGACTACGCGCGAACGTATTTGATTATGCCGCCGTCGGCATGTCGAGTCCTGCCACATGGTAGTGCGACCCGCGCAGCGACCCGGCGAGACCATCCAGGGCTGCCTCTCGCTGCGACCGTGGTATCGTCTGGATGTCGACACGTTCGTGCGGGTCTACAAGAACAATCGCTGGTGGTATGGGCGCACGCGCGCGGCGGTGCTGGCGTTCTATGTAGCGAGGCTTGACATCCGATGAGTGATGATAACGGCATCGGCACGCCATCCAACGCCTCAGAGCAGGCGGAGTTCCGCGCGCTCCAAGCCGAGCTGAAGCTCCTCGACACCAACGTGACGTTGGCGCGCATGGCGTTCGCGCGCAGCGCGGGCCTGACGTTCAACAACGCGCGCGACATGTATGGGGTTCTCGGCTACAAGGACCTCATCACGGTCAGCGATTACCGCTCACGCTATCAGCGCGGCGGCGTAGCAGGCCGCATCGTCGACGTGTTCCCGAACGCCACGTGGCGCGGCTCGATGGAGTTGATCGAGGATGCCGACCTCGAGGACTACACGACGTTCGAGCAGGCGTGGGCGGACCTCGACCAGCGCTTGCAGATCCAGGCCAAGCTGCTGCGTGTCGATAAGCTCGCGGGGTTGAGCACCTACGCCGTGCTGCTCATCGGTGCGCCAGGCGACCTCGAGCAGGAGCTGCCCAAGGGGCGGCCCGAGCAGTTGCTCTATCTCACGCCGTTCGCCGGTGGCGGCGGCCCGCAGACGACGAACAACCTGCAGGTCAACCAGACGGTGGCTGACGGTGCCGACGCATCGATCTTCGAGTATGACCTTGACCCGAAGAGTAAGCGCTTCGGGATGCCGAAGTCCTATCAGCTGAAGCGGCTCGACATCGGCACGGCACTGCCGAGGCCCGTCCACTGGTCGCGCGTCGTGCACGTCGCTGAGGGCCTACTCGACGATGAGGTCTTTGGGCAGCCCGTGCTCGAGCGCGTGTGGAACCTGCTCGATGACCTCGACAAGATCGCCGGCGGCGGCTCGGAGGCGTTCTGGTTGCGCGCGAACCAGGGCATGCACATCGACGTCGACAAAGACATGGTGTTGTCGGGGCCTGAGGGCGAGAAGACGGTCGCTGATCTGAAAGCGCAGGCCGAGGCCTACAAGCACCACCTGACGCGCTGGCTGCGCACGCGCGGCGTGTCGGTCGAGACCCTCGGCTCCGATGTCGCGAACTTCGCCAACCCGCAGGACGCGATCATCACCTTGATCGCCGGCGCGAAGGGCATCCCGAAGCGCATCCTGACGGGCTCGGAGATGGGCGAGCTCGCCTCGAGCCAGGACCGCGACAACTGGAAGGATCAGATCAATGGCCGGCAGACGGGCTACGCTGGACCTTACATTGTGCGACCTCTTGTGGATCGACTGGTGGCTTACGGATACCTGCCTACGCCAAAGGATGGCCCGGACAAGTACGAGGTCCGGTGGCCGCAGATCCAGACGCTGACCGAGCAAGAGAAGGTCTCGGGCGCGCAGGGCTGGGCGTCGGTCAATCAGACCTATGGCGAGGTGGTCTACACCGATGCTGAGATTCGCGATAAGTGGTCGGGCCTGATGCCGCTATCCGACGAGCAGCGTGCGGAGATCGATGAGCGAGCTGCGGAGAAGCTGAAGCAGCAACAGGAGGCGATGGCGGCCGCGAAGCCTGATGGTGGTGCTGAAGACGAGGACGAGGAGAAGAATCCGTTCTCGCGTGCTGCCTCCGCCTACGAGCCGCAGCCTGGCGACGAGGAGCTGGTGCGCGTGCTAGCGGAGGCGATCGAGTGCGGCAACGCGGATGTGGTCGCGCAGATCGTGGGGCTGCACGCCGACCATGATCAATCAGATCATGGTAACCGTGATGGAGCGAGTGGAGGTAATTCTAGCGGACGCGATGATCGTGAGATCCAGGAAGCGGTAAAGGACAAGCCCGTTGGAACCGTCGTGCTGAAGTCGAAGTATGGCGAAGTGAAGATTTCCAATCCACGGGCTGGTCGGCTTAGCTTTAGAGGCTACCGTAAGAATGGCGAGGCGATGCCCGCCAAGAGTACGCTACGCGAGGCGAAGGAATCACTGCGAGAGCCGACGAACCCCGAGATGTTCCGCAGCGGCTACTTACGCGAGGACGTCGCGTGGAAGGAGCTGAAGTCATGACTCCGACCCACGCAGCTCACCTCCTGATCCTCGCGGCGCGGGAGGCGGGAACGTTGCGCGCGGCGGCGTTCAACCCCGATCAAGAGCGCGATGATCATGGACGGTGGACGGACGGCGACTTTCCTTCAGAAACAAAGATATCAGACGCGCGCACCAAGTCGGAAGCAACCCTCGTAAAGCAGGTGACTGTCGTCGTGCGCCGTGAAGCAAAGACGCATAACCAAAGGTTACTAAAGGCAGAGCGTGTAACACCCGAGCAGCTCGAGAAAGCAGTTGCGGCAACTACGCAATTATTGCTCGAAGATGAAAATCAAACCATCGGGCAGGCTCTTGGTGTTCGCGATAGTCATGTGGCCGATGCAGTCGCTGATGCATTAAGCAACTTCCGTGGTGCGTCTGCACGTGCCGAAACCCCCCTCCACGCCACCGCCGACCGCCACGTCCCCGTCCTTAGCGTCGCCCTCCGCTACGCGTTCGCCGTCGCGCGCAAGGCACTGAAGGCCAACCCTCGTGACGCGGACAAGGCCATCGCCGCCCTCGAGAAGGCCCTCGAGTCCGTGCTGCCGGCGACGCTGCTCAAGGTTTACGATGCGGGTGGTGTGACGGGTGCGGGGATGTTGCAGCAGCAATTGCGCGGTGCTGAGGACTTCCGCACCGCCAAGAAAAAGAAGAAGCGAGCTGGTGTAGGTTTCGAGTTCAACCACGTAGCGCAACACGCGGTCGCCTGGGCGGCCAAGCACGCAGCGGAGCTCATCACGGGTATTCTCGAGACGACCCGCGAGCGCATCAACGCGGCGACGGTAGACGTGCTTGAGGCCGGCGACTGGGACGCGCATCTCGACGAGATTCTCGCGGCCGTCGGCGATGAGGACCGCGCTGACCTGATCGCGCGTAACGAGACGATGGTTGCCGTGCACGAAGGACAACGGGAAGCGTGGGGACAGGCGGTCGAAGCGGGACTTCTGACTGGCGACGAAGAACGTGAGTGGATCGTAGTCGGGGATGAAAAGGTGTGTCCGATCTGCGAGGGGCTTGAGGGCAAGCACGCAAAGCTCGGGCAGGCTTACGTCAGCGATGAAGGTGAATCGTATGATGGACCGCCCGCACATGTCTCTTGTCGGTGTTCAGAAGGGATCGTTTAATGCCGAACATATTTCTCGTCTTCTCGTTCGTCTGTTTCCTCATCGCGGCCTGGCAGGACAATACCGTCTGGAATCGCCTGATCGCGGTCGGGTTGGCGGCCTACGTCGCCTCGGTGGGGTTGATTCGGTGATCGTCGATGAACAACTGACGAAAGGACACATGCCTCTCAGTCCCGCCGCATTGCATCAGATGATGGTCGCGTTAGACGAGAAGCATGTCGATGGGCACAAGCGCACACGCGAGGAGTTGACGTACTTGAAGAATCAACTCGATCAGGGGCTGCAGTCCGTACGAGCCGAAATGGCGATGACGCGCACGGAGATCGCGACGTATGTCGCGACCCCGGTCGACGTCACGAAGATCGTGCTCTCGCCGAAGATCGTGTTCACGATCGTGGTGGTCGTGCTCTCGATCTACGGCACCATCTGGGCCTCGACCTACGGGTTGGGGTCGGACATTCGGGACATCATCACGCGGATCGATGCACAGAAGACGGCGATGGAATCGGCCGTCAAGTTGCAGGATCTGCGGGCAGAGACCGTGAAGTCAGCGATCGACGACGTGAAGCGGCGCCAGGAGACCCAGGCGATCGAGCTTCAGAGCCTGAAGGAAGCGGTCTTGACAGGCAAGGCCCCGTCGAATCGCCAGTAACTCGAAGAGACGCGTGATGCCAACACCAGATATGCGAGATCTCATCACGCGTGATCCCCGTGTGGGGAGAAGGAGACACGTCATGCCAACACCAGCAGAAGACAAAGCCAAGAGCGACAAAGCCGAAGCCGAGAAGACGGCGGCGGTAACGGGCGCACAGGCGGTCGCGGACGCGGTCAACAAGGTCGCGGCGGCGGCGGTCGATGCCGCGAAGACGGCGGCCGGCAAGACCATTCCGGATGTGATCGTGACGGGCACGCCGGGCGGGAAGTTCGAGATTCGCGGCGACGGGTTCTCGTCGAGCGGCTCGGTGCTCATCGGCGGCGTCGCGCAGCAGACCTACGAATGGGGTGCGCAGTACATTCGCGGTAAGCTCGATGCGAACGTCGTGAGTGGCGACGTGGTCGTGCAGATCGACAAGGACACGAAGCGCGTCGGGTATTTGAAGGTGTGATTGTTTTTGTACTAGACACAGCATTATTGTTGTGCTAGACTCGGGGGCGGCCGCAAGGTTGCCCCGCATTTTCCTTTAATTTCTAGATTTGTAGCAGGCCGCGCCCGGTCACGCGCGGCGGGTTGAGAGACCTCTATGCCTGGTAAACATCACCACACCGACAAGTGGCGTCGCTGCGTCGACGAGGTCGTCGGCAAGGGCCATGATGAGTCCTCCGCGTCGGCTATCTGCACGACGTCGCTGCAGACGGCGGGGGAGGCGATCTTCGAGGGGCTTGCTGCGTGCAGCGAGGCGGAAATCAAGCTGCTGCATGCTGATCATGACCAGAAGAGTCACGGTGGAGATGGAGGCGGGGGTGACAACAAGGGTGGCGGAGATAAGAGCGGCAGCAAGCGAGAGTCGGGAAAAAGCCCTACAGGAAAGAAGTTGTCTAAGAAACAGATGCTTCAGGAGGATGCGGAGCGTGTACGTCAGGGCAAGGAACCCATCCACAAGGAAGCACTGAACGATCTCTATAAGGAATCAATCAAGAAGCGCAGTCCGACGTTACGCGAAAACTCTTATGCAGCTTGGGTGGAGGAAGAAGACGAGATGAGGCACCTCCACCTCCTCGGTGCCACCGGCCCCGTGCGCTACGAGATGCACAACAACCGCAAGCACATGATCATCCCGATCATCGCGCTGATGGAGGGCGTTATTCACCCGGTGAACGCCGAGACGCCGGAGTTCGTCCCGCTCGAGACGCTCAAGAAGGCAGCAGCCTCGTGGGTCGGCAAGCCGGTGATGCTCCAGCACCCGAAGCGCGACGGGAAGCAGTGCTCGGCCAGCGACCCCGAGCTGCGCGCGTCGGCGGGCCTTGGCGTCATCGCGAAGAGCTACGTCGAAGGCCGCAAGATGCTCCAGGAGGTCTGGATCGACGACGAGCGCGCGAAGAAGCTCCACCCCGAGATGCACGAGCGACTGGCGGCTGGCGCGACCGAGGAGGTCAGCGTCGGTGCCTACGTCATCGCCGAGGCGAGGGACGGCGAGTTCAACGGTAAACGGTTCAAGGCACAGTGGCTTGAGACGCAGGGTGATCATCTGGCGTTCTTGCCCGGCGGTCGCGGTGCGTGCTCCTGCGACATGGGGTGTGGGACGCATCGCGTAGCCTCAAGCCTCGTTAGCCTGCACGCTGATCATGACCAGAAGAGTCATGGCGGTGGGGGTGGCGGGGAAAAAGATACGTACTCTGGCAAGCCCTCAAATCATCCAACGATCCCCCTGCCAGACGGACCCGATAATGGATCTGCGGTTTACACCTTGAAGCCTTTGAAGGGCGACAAGCGTTCGGAGCAGTTGGCACAAGTACGTAAGGAGCCCGACGGCTCTTACTATGGCGCCGCTGACAAGTTTGACTTTTCTGCTAAAGACGCAAGGGCCATGCGTGACAAACTTCGCGAGTTTGGTGCCACCTACGCCGGATGGGAGCAGAGAGACAACGAGGCGAACCAAGCGCCTGTGCACCTCGTAACGGCAGAATCCCTCGAGGTGCTGCCTGTTGATGATTTCACCTCTAGCATCCTTCAGATTTTGGCGGGCAAGACGCCTGGTCAACTGAAGAAGGACAAAGAGTGCGCCCTCTGCAAGGGCCTCGGCAACCTCGGGGGCAACCCCTGCGAGGCGTGCGACGGTGAGGGGAACATGAAGACGGCCGGGGTCACGAGTCTTGCAGGTGCTCGTCACTCTGCCGCTGACATCAAGATGATCCAAACCGTTCACGATCATGCAGCAGCACTCGGTGCTATGTGCTCGCGGAAGAATTTGGAGACAGCTTCGGCTATATCGCCGGAGTCCTGCGGATGCCACGGCGAGCAGGAACGCGCGGCGCAGGAACGCGTACGGCGTGAGGGCACAAGATGGGCGCTATACAGCGCCGACGGGAAGCGGGTTTTGGCTCGGCATAATACCGAAGCAGACGCAAGGGAACAGCTCGAGGCGGTCAACGCACGGGCAAAATCGTCGTGTGGTTGTCACGAAAAGCACGAGCACGAACATCAGGCAGCGGCAGTTTAGGCCGCAGTTAGCGAACGCCGCTGATGCGGCTACATCACAGGAGTCAGAGCAATGGAAAAAACAGCAAGGGCGGAACTGATCGCTGCGCTGGTCACGGACAAGCACAGCGGATTCGCGGATGGCGACGAAGCCATTCTGGAAGCGGCATCCGACGAGCGCCTCGAGCGCTTCCGGTCGGCGGCGGACGCCAGCCGGTCGGCGTCGAACGATCGCGGACGCCTCGAGACCGACTTCCGCAACACGTCGGCGCGCCTCAAGGTCGCTGAGGAGCGCATCAAGGCGGCCGAGCAGCCGATGTCCGAGGAAGAGTTCCTGCAGAAGGCGCCCGAGGCGTTCAAGGCTGTGCTCGTCGAGCACAAGACGCTTGAGGATGGCATGCGCGCGTCGCTCGTCAGCCAGCTCAAGGATCTCGGGGCGAATACCGAGGCGGAGCTGAAGACGAAGTCGATCGACGAACTGAAGACGCTCGCCGCATACGCGCGCGTCCCGGTGCCGGACTTCAGCGGTCGCGGGCTGCCGAAGGAGCGCGACATGCGCGCTGCGCAGACCTACGCGGCGCCCGACCCGTACGCGGCGGCGCTCGATCAGATCCGTGGTTCAAAGACGGTCAACTAGGAGTCGACAGGCACTCGAGCGGTGGTCGTGGGACACCAAAGCTCGTAGGTTGGCCGGTCAAGGAGAAGCAGGAACATGGCGATCACCAGGAACAACCCGAACACCGTGTACTTGGGTGGCTC